CCATCTGAATTGAATGAAGAAAAAACCAAAGATAAATTTAATAACCAACCTATTATTCTTGGAAATTGGGATCATCCAAAAAAAGGCAGACATTTGCTTCCTAAATTAAAAGAGTTGCTACCTGAATTTAAATTTGTTCAATTAAGAATAAGTCCCATCAGTGGTGAAAGTTTAGAATCTTTTAATAATAGAAAACAGCAAATTTATTTAGATGCGGATATGTTTTTACAAATAGCAAATAGTGAAGGAAACTCATATGCCACACTAGATTCTCTAATTAATGGTTTAGTTACAATTTCAACAAACGTAGGTGCATTTTATAAAGATGTATCAAAAGATGCTTATGTAGAATTAGAATGGAGCAAATGTTATGGAGATAATATAGATTATGATTATTTATGCAAACAAATTAGATATGCATGGGAAAATAGAGAAGAATTATCCAAAAATGCAAGAAAATGGTATATGGAAAATTGTAGGTTTAGTGATTGGGAAAAGAAAATGAAAGAAGTTGTAAATGAATTTTATGAATATAATTATAATAAACAAGAGTAATGCATTACGAATATATTTAAGAAAAAAGAATTTATATGAAATATTTTGCGTAATTATTATAATCAATCAATCTTTATACTAATTATGAGTGATACTACAAGCATTATGGATTTACCAACAGACCCAGTTGGAGGAGGTGGTGTAACCAATAATATATCTATTAGTGCCACTGAAAAGGCCGATGCCCCTATAGCAACTGGCACTAATATGACATTAGATCAAGGAACAATTAATCAAATTGTGAATGGATTACAGCAAGCTACTGCATTAGGTGCCACCAAATTACCTTCTAGAGACATTCCTATGACTACAACCAATATCATGGCGGATCCACAAATGCAACCCAATTATGTTCCACCGCCTCCGCAACAAGTGAGAGATTATATCGAAGATTGTGATGAAACGGATGAAATTATCAACAATTATAATAAAAATGCGAATCGTTCTCAAAATTTAGACGACATGTATAATGAAATACAAATGCCTTTATTATTGTCTGTTCTTTATTTTCTTTTTCAGCTACCCTTTTTTAAACGTCAATTGTTCAAATACTTTCCGATCTTGTTTGCTAGCGATGGAAATTTGAATCTGAATGGATATTTTTTTAACAGCATATTATTTGGTCTGATATTTTATTTATTGAATAAAATAAATACGCATTTTGCTACCTTTTAGATTATTTTCAACTTATTTATTATTCGTTATATAATAAAATAGCTTATACTTTATTATATTAGTGATTCAATTCATGATTGAAGAATATATTCAAAAACTTATTATTAATTTACCTGACCATTGTAAAAATATAAATAAACCTCTAAACTTAGATTTGGTTTTGGATGGAGGAGCATTTAATGGAAGTTATTTGGTAGGTTCTTTATACTTCTTGAGAGAAATGGAAAAACTCAAATATATATGTATAAAACGTATTTCTGGGTGTAGCATTGGTTCTATTGCAGCGCTCCTTTATTTTATAGATTCTCTAGACAGTATGTCAGATTTATATGAAATATTTTATAATGATTTTAAAAGTAATTATAATTTGAATAAACTCAAAAATATAAAGGACATATTAAACGATAAAATACCTAATGATATTTGTAGTAAAATTAATGGGCGATTTTTTATATCTTATTATAATATTAAAAAAAATAAAAAAGTAGTTCGGTCGCGGTTTAAAGATACAAATGATTTAATCCGGTGTATTATACGATCTAGTTTTGTACCCTTTTTAATTGATGGAAATTTTTTGTTAGAGCAAAAATATATGGATGGTGTCAATCCATATTTATTTGAGCGATCCATTGACCGAAAAATTCTCTATTTAGATTTATTTGGAATGGACAAAATAGGAAATCATTTTAATGTTAAAAATGAAAAAACCAATTATCATCGCATATTGCACGGTTTATTGGACATTCATAATTTTTTTATCAAACAGTCTAGCACCCAAATGTGCAGTTTTGCAGATGAATGGAACATTTTTTATCGTTTTCGCAACTCTTTGAAGACGTTTATAGAGAGAATATTAGTATTTGTAATATGGTTTATTGTTTATAGCAAAAAATATATTTCATCCGATTTTATGAAATCTCCTATTTTTAAATTAGGTAATAAAGTTTTCAGAGAATTTCTAAAAGGCATTTTAGAATACTATTGTTTCTAGAATAGTTGTAAAAAATAATATAAATAAAAAATATATAGAAATATAGCTATGTCGACTAGAGGACTTTTTATATTTAAGTACAAAGGCAAATATTATGTATTTTATAATGGTCACGACTCATATCCAGATGGACCTTATGGTTTGGGGGCAAGATTGATTGCAAATCTTAAGAAACTAACTCGCGAAGATATTTATAAATTATTAGAGCAATTTCTTTTATTGCTAGATGATAGAAAAGAAGAACATAATGAATCTGGAGAAACGGATTTTATATCTATTGAAAATGCTCTAACAAGACCGTATTGTTACTATAGATTCTTTATTAGAGATAAAGAACCCAAAAAAAATCTTGTTGTTCGTAATATAGAGGATATCAATTGGGATTTACATGATATGGAATTTGTATATATTATGAATTTTGACCAAGAATTATTTACTATAAAGGAAACCTATTTTAATTTTCAAATCCATTATCGTTTATTTAATATACCTGACGATTGGGATGATTTATGTGCGAGAGTTGCAGAGAATGAATATGAAGAATAAAGTTTGATTTAGATATTTTTATTAGTTTAATTTTATTATTATTTTTAGAAACAATAATAAAAAACGATGGACACTATTTCAGAAAATATCATGCCAGAAGAAATGCCTTTTGCTTTGTCTGAACATTGGCTTATTGTTATTTTGTTATTAGTTGCATCCTTGGGTGGATATTGGGCTTACAGACATTTTTCCAAAACTGAAAGTTTTGAAGTAGAAAATCATGGAGAAAATGACCCATCTAATATTAATTATTGTGAAGGAGGAAAATGCTATTTGTAAATTTTAATTTCTAATTATTACGCTTTCTTCGCGTCTTGGTCTTTTTAAATAAGCTTAAAAATCCCTTGTTAGTCCGGCGCCTTTTAGATTTAGATTTTTTTGTTTTCATTTTAACAGGTTTTGATTTAGTTTCGTCTGGCTTATAGCTCATAAACCATTCATCATATAATTTTTTATTTTTAGAATTTTTCAATTCTCTATACTTCTTGGCCTTTGCAGCGCGCATTTCTTCTACACTTTCTTGATGTCCATAACACGTAATACTAAAACGTCTAAGAAGACCTTTCTGTTCTAATCTATTCTTTTGTTGCACATCAAATAAAAACTTTGCTATGCATATATTTCTCTCTAAGAAGTGACTATAATAAGGTCTATTTGAATACAAAAATGCCAGGTAAAAGCTCAACATAGTATCTATAGTTGCAACCTTTATTTTTTGCCCTTTGATTTTCACTACATTATAGCTGTGACAAGCAATGGGTTTATAAATAAACGCAATAGTGTCGCCGCCTATTTTAATTTCATAATGGATAGGCACAATTTCACCCACAGGATCATGTTTAATAACCTTGACATTTTTAATATCAATATCTTTCAGACGTTCTTTCACAATTTCAGCGGTTGTTTCAGGATCATTGGACAAAACATCAAAGTCTGCCACATTTTCCAGCTTCTGTCGCAAATTTTTAGGCATATATTGGGAATACATTGCCAAAGATAAACCTCCAAAAAATACGACCCCCTGATTAATAAGTGTATTTCTCACATTTTCAAAGATGTCGTCTTCTTTCCCTTTATTTGACATTTCTCTCTGATAGTCCAAATCAGAACAATTAATATTCGTGATAGGATGATGTTTATTTAACAATGTTAGACGTTTAAGCACCTTTTCCCATCTGCTCGTGTCTCCAGCGGGTCTGCTCAACTCTAAATACATACTCATTCTTAAAAAATTTGGCGGTGCGTATAATATTCCTCCTACACTTATGGAATCGGTCTTTAAAGCATTAAATATTTCTTTAGGGACGAAGGTTATATCTGCAATCGGCATGTAATTTACAAAAACCTTGTAGGTTCCATGATGTTGGCCTGATTTAGCCTCTACATCTGTAAAACCTTTCTTGTAATATACGTCTGCCAATTCTTTTGCATCATTCAATGCATCTGCAGAGAAAAAATCATAATCCGGAACCTCTACATCCTTGTTATAAAATTGGTCTTCTTCAGGCAGTATATTATTAATAGCAGTGCCTCCATAACATATTAGCGACTTGCGTTTAATAAAATCTTCCACAATTTTAATGACTTCTTTTATATCATCAGAGCTAACAATTCGTTTCCCTATTTTTTCCTCTGCTTTATCAACTGCCATTTTTAAAATAGCCAATTCACAATCTGCAAATGTTAAACCTTTGCATGGGTTTTTTTCTTTCATGAGTATCTTATATAATGATGAGAATAAATACTAAATTTAATTTGTTAAACATTTAGTATTTATAAATTATAACTATAATAATCGGTAGATACACTACGTGTTGCATAAGAATATTCTTCTTTTTGTGGTGTAGGTTCTGGTATAGTAACAGGAATGTAACGAAGACGTTCTGGTTTCAAACAAAATGCATAGGTACAATTATCAAAGAAACTATTATTTTCTATTAAAAAAGAGTCCTCATATTGATATCTCATGGCGACTAATTGACATCCTGCTTCACGACATAAGGCCCCACTTGGGTTTGGTGGGTTGGATCCTTCATCTGGCAAAACGATACTCATACCTGTTCTATTATAATCCTGTAATTCATTAATATCTGGATTATTTTTAACACCATAATAATCATACAATCTCATAAAAACAGAACCACTCGTCATATTTACATATTCTGCCAATTTTTCGTTTTCTAAATAGGCTGTATTTGAACGATCTACAATTAAAACAACCTTATTCATAAAATTCAAAAGAGGAACCGTGCCTAGATTTTGATTATGATATTCATAACTATAGTCTTTTCCTAACATTATATCCGTATAAGACTCTATAATTTTCGCTAAATTAGTATACATAGTTTGATTATTGCTCATAAATCTCAAATGAAGAACCACTGGATCTGTATAGTTTGGACTTGATCCAGCAGCAAAAGCATAATCATTAATTGTTTTCATAACATCTGCAAAAGTGACATAATTAAATGTTTCTTTCACATAAAAATTTTTGGTAGTAGAAGTCGCAACGACTGGTTCATCATTGATTGAATAAATTGCAAAATCATAACCACGGGTTCCATTTCTAATAATTGCTTTTAAATTACAAACATCTACAAAACCATTAGAATAGGTTCCTCCACTGCAAGCATTATAAGCAGTTTTAATGTAATAATCGTAAAAATTATATTTGCAATTTTCATCATTTTCATTAATAGGTCTAATTTCTCCATTATTTGTTGAATAAAGAGAATTCATATTACTACATTGACGTTCTTTTTGTCCTCGTTTAAAAATAATATAAATAAGAGTTATTGCAATAAGAATAAGTGTGAATGCTAAAATAGCATAACTAATAAATTGTTCTTTAGTATCCATAATAGCATTTAAATTTTGTTGCGTTGTACTCATGTCTAATATATATTATTATTTTTTATATATAAAATAATATTATTTCTAACAAATAATTAAAAACTAATTGTAATATATATTTAATATGGCAGGTGGATTAAAAAATTTGGTCTCTCAGGGACAACAAAATATTATATTAAATGGAAACCCATCAAAAACATTTTGGAAGGCTACTTATGCAAAATATACCAATTTCGGTATGCAAAAATTTCGCGTTGATTTTGAAGGTACGCCTACATTACGTTTAACAGAAGAATCCACATTTCAGTTTAAAATACCTCGTTATGCTGATTTATTGATGGATTGTTATTTATCGGTTACATTGCCTACGATTTGGTCTCCTATTTTGCCTCCTCAACAAACTGGTCAATTAGATGAAAATGGTAATCCAATCTATACAAACTGGGCACCCTATGAATTCAAATGGATTGAAAATTTAGGAGCTCTTATGATTAGCAAAATAACAATTACATGTGGCAATCAAAAATTACAAGAATTTTCAGGACAATATCTATTATCTATGGTACAGCGCGACTTTACAGGAACCAAAAGGGCACTCTTTGATGAAATGATTGGGAATACTCCTGAATTGAATGACCCTGCCAATTCAGGCGCGCGCGTAAATACATATCCAAATGCTTATTACACCGACAATCCAGCAGGAGCAGAGCCATCTATTCGCGGGCGCATTCTTTATATTCCTCTCAATGCTTGGTTCAACCTAAAAACACAAATGGCTTTCCCATTGGTCTCTCTACAATACAATGAACTCCAAGTATATATTACTTGGGGACCGGTAAATCAATTATTTGTTATACGTGATGTATTAGATTATGTAAATAATTATCCTTATGTAGCGCCCAATTTCAATCAATATTACATGCAATTATATCGCTTTCTTCAGCCTCCACCGGATGAAATATTAGGAATCAATTCTTATACAGATATACGCACCAATTGGAATGCCGATATTAATTTGAATTGCACTTATTGTTTTCTCTCTTCCGACGAACAAAATGTCTTCGCAAAGAATGAACAGAAGTATTTGTTCAAACAAGTTCATGAAAAGAAATTCTATAATGTTACTGGTTCAAATAAGGTAGAACTGGATTCCATGGGTCTTGTTACGAGCTGGATGTTCTTTTTCCAAAGAAGTGACGCCAATTTGCGAAATCAATGGTCCAATTACACCAATTGGCCTTACAATTATTTGCCGTCTGATTTAGTGCCAGCCACGACAGTCGGACCTTACCCAATTGAAGGTCATGGTACCATTGGTCCAGGTGTGAATCCAGATGGAACCTTATCCGGTCTTTTTATCACAGGCGTTTATAGTCCGCAAAATGCAAAGAGTATTTTAATAGCGCTTGGAATTCTCTTAGATGGTCAGTATAGAGAGAACATACAGCCTGCGGGAGTTTATAATTATATTGAAAAATATGTTAGGACAGATGGAGCAGCTCCACAAGGGCTTTATTGTTATAATTTCTGTCTCCATACATCTCCTTATGATATGCAACCGTCTGGCGCAATGAATATGAATCGCTTTACAACCATTGAGCTTGAATTTACAACCATTGTTCCTCCCTTAGATCCATATGCACAAGTATTAACCATCTGTAATCCGGATACTGGTGAAATTATTGGCGTAAATAAACCTACATGGAGAATTTATGATTATAATTTTGATATGACATTGTTTGAAGAGAGAATAAACGTGGTTACATTTGTGGGTGGCAATGCAGGACTAATGTATGCAACCTAACTTTCAGATATTTACATTTTTATATTCACAATTAGTATATAAAAATATATTGATCATTATAATTATCTATTTTGAATGAATGATGAAGATCTAAGAATATTACCTTATACAGCAACATCTCTTTCTATTATTGGTAGATTTCTATTCATGTTTTTGTTATATCGTAATAAAAGTACAAACAGTATATCCTTAGTCTTTTGTTGTCTTAGTATATGTTCATCTGGAATGTGGATATATTATAGCACCATGCTAAATGACACACCCATGATAGTAAGAAGTTCTACAGAAATAACATTGCTAACTATTTCTGCTATCTATATTGTCAAAAATAAAATGCAAATGAATCAAAATAATCAAGTTTTGCCTACATAATTGTTGTTATGCTAGAAACTCATCTTTATCATCCAATGCATCTGCTTCTATAAATATCCTATAATGGTTCCAAAGAGACGTATAAAATGCTTTATTTATAGGCGGATTATGTTCAAATACAAAAATATGATTTTGCATATCATCGTTATGAGTTATCAAAGATAATTTCCTCTTTCTCTCTAACAATTTGCCAAGGTAAAATAAATTACCATCAATGAGTTGCATTAAGTATTTTTTACTATTGATCTCAAGTTCATTTCCATTGAGAGCAGGCATAATAAAATTATAATAGATTTTTATAATTTTATTTTCTATATTTTTATTTTTGTTTTATCTAATAATTTCCAGATATAATTATATAACTCAAAAATATACCAAAAAAGTTCTTAGCAAATAAGTCAAGAATATTATAGCATGCATTTTTCACGTAGTAAGGCAATGCCGCAGCCACACCATATAATGACCAAAAAAAGAAAAAATACCAAAAAATCATTTTGGCTGCATTATTACCAATAACATAATTTTCATAAATTATGTAAAAATAAATAAAAAAGGGAATAAATCCTAAAAAGACACCTAACAAAGTTGGCAAAATTTTCATTTCACCTAAAAACCCAAATAATAACATCATCCAGTTCAAAATTAAAACGTAGGATATATTTACCCTGTTCTCTCTAATAAGGTCTAATAATTGTAATTTTTCGGTGTCATTTGTTTCTTTATGTTTCAAGTATATAAAATACATGATCAAGGTAATCAACATTGTTGGAGTTGTAATAACCCAATCGGCATAACGTTTTGGTGTTATATTTGTAATGGTTGCAATATTATATGCTAGCCATAAATAAAATAATCCTTCTATCATTTGAACTGAGAGTTCCATGATCAACAATTGGCGTATGATAGTATAAGGAGAAGGAACTTTAATAAACAATGAAAATATTTCTATTATGCCAGTAATTACCTGTACAACAATAGATATTACTAATGTATTATAAAAAATATCCTTCGCGTTCATATATTATTTTACTATTTTTTATTTTTTTTATTTTTTATTTTTTAATTATTTCTTGCCACGTTTTTGTATAATAATCCATTTTAATGACAGATAATACACTGGATTTTAAAAAAGGTGTGACAATTTTATACGACAAATTTATATAAAATGTAGGATTTATAATAATTATTTTTTGAAGATTTGAACTAAATTTATTTGAAATTAGTTTCGCCAATTCAATCGCAATACTAGGATACATAATATGTTTGAAATCAAAGCCAGTTGAATCAAATATCCATATCCATTGTTTATTTCTAGGCATTTCCGATAAAACGCCATTATAATGGCTTATAATACCATCTAAATCGTAATATAATTTTGCCTGAGAAGGACATGTATAATAATAAATCATTTCATCCCC